AGTATGATATCTTCTGAAACTGGTTGATGAATTCGTTCGCGTATCCTGCGTATAGCAGTATCGACTCCAGTGTATACGATACATCCAACTGTTTTATACCCAGCCGATTTCATCGTGTCCAACAGTTCTCCAATCCGCCTCTTTCGGAGACAGGAGCCTGAATACGAAAATGACGTTCCGGCACGAATGTGTTCCTTAACCATTTCAAACGCACGGATAGATCGTTCTTCTTGCGTACCCAACTGTATTTTGTCAGGGTCCACAATTGAAAAATTAGATAAACCTGCGTGTTCTACCATTCTTTCGATATTGCTTGTTTTTCCAACACCAGATGGACCACAAACGAGTAGTCCAAACTTCATCTCCTTATTTTAGGCAGTGATTTTGTAAGAAGTTCATTTAGTTCACTTGTAAATTTCAAACAGTCTTCGTGAGTAGTGATACCGGTCAGAATAATCTTTCCAGTTCGAAATACTTTAGCAGTCCATTTCGTTGGCATGAACTGAATCTTTACACCCGGATATACATCTGGGTTATAAGAAGCAACGACACCATCAACGCCACGCAGGGAATTGTACAATGTCTCTCGTGCTACTGTAGTTTTGGGATTCAACTCAGTTGTATAGTTCATCAACACAACTCTGCGAGTCAATGTCTCAATCGACTCCGGTGGATCAACCAAACAATCTCGACATCTATCCCAGATGATCTTGGAAAGAATCTGGATACAACATTTGTCATAGTCGTCATGTAGAACGCCAGTCAAATGAAAGACTCCATTCTGGAAGATTTTGATAGTAATCTCTTTCATAGGAAGCGTTCCGCCTCCATCGTTCATCATGACAAGCGTTATTGAGTTGTGTCCAAACCCAGTAGTGCTCGTTTTCTCATCCTTCTTTGAACGTCTGCGAATCTTATCACGCGAACTTTCACCTCTGCGAAGAACTCCGCGCTTCTCAATCTTTATGATATGATCGTTAATCGGTAGTTTTTCAAGAAGCATATCAGTTTTCAGTTTCAGATTCATCGTGTAGAGTACAACCATCGTTGATAGTTTTGGGGGCTCCATTTTTGAGAGGTCTGACATACACAATATCAATTTCGTTTTTCCACGCATGAGGGATACTTTCTGGATGGATCGCAATCATGTGTGTTTCGAACTTTCGAATGATTCGTCTAATTCTGGCTTCGTGTTTTGGGTCTAACATCCAACCCGGTTCAAGGAATCCCAAAAACAATATACACTCTTTGTGATGTTGAAGTACTTTTTCACATTCGTCGGCCAGACAGTCTGAACTTACTTTAGACATATCAATCGTACATTTGGAGCGCAAATCCTCATTTGGATGTAAGTATAAATACAAATGAAGCATCTTATTTGGTAGTATAATATCATTGGCTAAATCAAAAATAAATAGTAAATCATTGTCTTCTTTGTTGAATTGCGATGGCTATAGTAGAACCCACAGTACAAATTGCGAACCCGATGGTTACACCTATTAGAAATGGAGCGGTACCTCCTGTACAAACTGTAAGAATTAACGACCCAATGGTCAGAGCACACGCCACATATCCGATAAATTTTAGTTTTTCAATAAATAGCATTGCCTGTACAATACTGTTTATTGAAGTATATTATATCTAATCCATTTTCTGTAAAAAATATATCAACAACGGATACATTTAGAAACAACCCAGAGTGATCCGATTGTTGAGAGAATGAGAACAGCAATTCCAAATGCTTCGGTATCCAAGATACAATGCGAAGCTACTGAAGTTCTAGAAAACAGAGTGATACACGCTCCGCCATTGAAGTCAATAGGGTACGGCCTCTCTATGGTGATATAGTTCATGGTAGTAAATGAATCGTAGTCCATCTTTTGAGAGGATTATTCTGAATCTTAAACAATTCCATTTTTACATCTTGTAGTGGTTTGGATCGTTAATCTTCAATTGGGCAGGAGCACCAGTAGGGGGAACACGAGGATGCGGGATGTTGGTGCGATTGCGTCCGCCCCATCCACGATGCGTTATTGCGTGCTTGACAAAAGGCGCTGGGCCACCCACCTTGGGAGCGCGAGAGCCGAAGGTGTTTCCTCCGCCGCCTTGGGGGCCCGTAGGAGACGTCACGAATATAGCCCTCGCAGGATTGTAGGGACGAGCAGAATAAGAGTTGAAAGGAGGTACATCCTTGACGCCTTGGGCACCAGATGTATTTGTTGTGACGCAATTGATGGGATTCAATGGTCCAGTTTTATGGAACTTGACATCTGGAATGGTATCGACAAAATATGACTTCGCTTGAGGACTGTATTTTTGTGTACAAGGTCCAACCACATTCGCAATCGTTCCAGTGGGAGTGACTTGCGCGGTGTACCCCATATTTAATCCACGAATAGATCCATCTGCGTTACCATTCTCATTGACAACTTGCGACGCAGGGGTGCTAGCCAGACACCGTCCTGATGTGTTCGTACCACTTGTAAGAATCTTACCGGATGAAAAATTGTCCTGACCTAATGAGCGTGCGCCCAAACTCATTGTATAACTGGAAGCATCCTGTACCTTACCGCCAAAGCCCGTGCCAGCGTAACTCATAACACTCTTGGAGTTCAGCGTAGGAGTAACTGAAGGGTCCTGTACATTGTTTATTACGTGGTCTGTGCGGCGGTTTACATTTGTAGCGGCAAGTTTAGTACGCCACGTAAAAGACGACGCATCAGGAAGACGCATCTGGGTGTCAATAACTTTGGGGCGGTTTATTGCCATTCGGTTCAAATAGTCTGTATACGACATTTGTGTTTCTGGGTGATTTTAAATCAAGTCAACGTGAGTCAACATATGGCGGCGACAGCATGTTCGGTTTAGTCCGAGCTCGTCCAAAGCACGTCCTTCTGCGGTCTTTGTAGTAGTCTGTGTTAGATAGACCATCTCATCATTCGCGGGGCGGCCGTCCTTCTTCTTGTTTTCCTCTACAAGCTTCAAATACGGTAACCATTTGCCCGCCAAAACGTTATTACACGAAACACAGCGGATTGGAATAATCATTTTTACCTTTGTTCTATAGTATTGTCTATATCCATTTTCTATGGAACAAACAAGAGAATGAAGAAAGACATTATCGGAGCCCTCGTCCTGGCTGGCGTATTTGTCGTGATGCTTGCGACTGGCGTAAAATTCCCGTGGATTCTAGAGTACAAACTCCACCTGACCCGCCCGGTTTCCACTATATTAATATTGGGAGCAGTAGCAGTACTATATGAATACAACTACCGGGCGACTGCGCTTGTAGCAGGATTGTTATCAATCTATCTGCTAAAAACGATTTGGGTAAACTGGCCTAGTTCTGATGAGCGTCGTCTGTACCTCGAGGTTGGTCGTGATAATGCCAGATTTGATCCAAACACGAGTATTGATTTACAGTTTGCGAATGGCACTGCTAAACATGACATGCCTCATTTGCTGGCTCCTCCTAGTTTTACAGAGTTGTTGATTTTTCCTCCTTCCGCTGAAACACAGCGTGATATGAACGGCGAGTAAGCCTACCAAATCATAGAAAGTTCAGTCGCATTCCAGTACTCGGATACTCCGTTCGGAAGGCGACGATTAAACCAGAAAGCAGCGAGTTTCTGCTCTTCGATTTCACGTTGAGCAAGATTCCATACAAACCGAGGATCAGATGTTATGAGCCCATCAAGGCCTGCCAAAGGTTTCGCACCCTCTGCTAGTTGCTGCGCACGAGTCGCTAGCAGAACGGTATATTCATATTTAGAATAGTATGGCATAGTTATGCGCTCTCCTTTTTGAGACTCCAGAATATTGTCACGGTGAATACTGGCAACTTCAGGATGAAGAATGTGAGATGATGCGCGAAGCTCCTCCATTTGTGTTTACTATACAATTGGTTCACACCCTTTATTCCGTTTTCACTCTGGAGGAATACTAGTAGTACAGGAATGATCGAGTTGCTAGGAGTTTTTGGAGATGATCTTACGGTTGTTAATGCCGCCCGTGTTTCGTTTGCGAAAGAGTCAGAAGAATTCTCGCAAAAGGACGAGGCTCTCATCAACTATCTAGCAAAACATAAGCATAGTTCTCCATTCTTCCATCCTCAATTAAGGTTTCGTATTAAGATGCCAATCTTTATAGCACGAGAGTGGTACCGTCATCAGATAGGATTTGCTCGAAATGAAGTGTCTCGTCGTTATATTGATACTACGCCAGAGTGTTGGATTCCCGAACCAGATCACTTCCGTAAGCGGGATCCAAATTTGAAGCAGGGAAGTTCTGACTTGCCAGTTCAGGGAGCGGAGTTTCTTCATGAGATAATGAAGATACAGGTAAATTGCTGTGTCGAATTGTACAATCATTTACTGAAACAACATGTGGCACCCGAAATCGCACGGTGTATTCTTCCTCAAAGCATGTATACCGAGTTCATTGAAACTGGTAGTCTTGCTGCGTATGCTCGTTTGTATTCATTGCGCTCCGATCCAACTGCTCAATTGGAAATTCGAGAATACGCTCAAAAAATTGGAGATATCATTGAAAAACATTTTCCAGTATCGTGGAAGGCGTTAACTAGCTCGCCATCCCACTCTGCTTCCACGTAGTATCGCAGTTCGCACATTGGTACATCCAAATTAGTTCTTTCGCATCCAATTTTACAGCCACAACATCTGGAGTCGCACCACGCTTGGTGGGGCATTCAGCAGACGGACACACAATCTCTGTAAAACGAGGTAGTGTGGGATCGTGTTTCAAATAAGGATTCAAAGCAAGTCGGTCTGATTTGTCTTCTCGGAGTATATGCTCATAGACGACAGGGTTCTCCCGAGTTACAGGTTCTGTATATTCGCATTTTCTACACGACAATACCGCGAACTTCTTCCCTTCATCATTAGTATCTTCATCAATACTATAAAGCACATTGCGACAAGAAGGGCAGAATTTCATTTCTTATGATTACTTGGGAAGGTTTCTATAAATTCCATTTTTCAACTGCGTTAAAAACGGACAAGCGCACAACTAATTGTCTCGACCTCAAGTACGAATGGAGAACAGAACGAGTCTACGTGAGTTTCTGAACGCCAACAAGTCAGATAGTGTATTTACACACACTGGTCTGAAAGGCGGGAAATTCTTCATCAAAGATGAAGATACGTCCAAGTTTTATGATCTATATACGGAGTCCATTCTAGATGGTGATTTTGTTCACCTCGTAGAGAAAAATACCCATATCGGCGCTCTTCGTGTTGATTTTGATTTCATCTACAAACCCAATGTAACAACACACCAACATACGCGTGATCAAGTTGTAGCCTTCTGTAAGGCATATATGGATACGGTAGCAGAGTATATTCAGCTACCCCCCAAAGTAGAAATGTTTATCATGGAAAAGCGGAAGCCAACTCTTGAAGTTGACAAGAACCGAATGAAATCTGGGATCCACATCGTGGTACCAGATGTATGTACTACCAGCATGGTAGAACAGAGCGTTCGCCGAACTCTACTCAAAGTAGTCGCTGGATTCTTTCCCGACCTACCATTGACAGACTCATGGGAGAAGGTATATGATGAAGCAGTTGTCAAGCGTTCCGTAAACTGGATGCTGTATGGGTCCCGTAAGGGACATGAGAATTCTCGCCCATACGAGACTCGCTACATTGTAAATTATGAAAATGGCAAGGTAAGTATTAACACTACATTACCAGCGATAACTCCTGCTCTAATCAAGCGTCTTTCCATTCGTCGTCAAGATGAGGATGAGACTCCAATGACAGAGAAGGGGCAGTTGACATATTCCGGTGTTCAGGCAGAGGTACGGATTTCTGGGGGACGAGCGGTAACACCTGCTCGTGGACGCCCCACCGCGCGTGGCGAGCGCCCCAATTCTCGCGCTTCGTCTCCCACTGGCCGCATTGTTCGCAATCTGGATCCAGAGGAGAAGGAGTATCTGAAGGAACACGTGATGAATCTTAAGAAGGAGCGAGCAGAGGTCTACAGTGATTGGGTACATGTAGGCATTTGTCTACACAATATCCATCCCGATTTGCTTGACATATTTCTGGATTTCAGTTCTCAAATTGAAGACAAGTATAACGAGGCAGATTGTATCCAGAAGTGGAACACATTTACATTCCGCAATGATGGAGACCGTGCTGGAGTTGGAACTCTGCGCTATCTATCACGCACTGACAACCAAGACGGATATATCCAGATTGAATCAAACAACGTTGAACGACTCATTGTAGCAGCATGTTCTGGAACAGAGCATGACGTAGCATGTGTTATTCATGCGAAGTTCCGAGACAAGTATATCTGCTCTGATTTCGGAAAGAATGTATGGTATCGTTGGGCAGGACACATTTGGTCAGAGACTGATTGTGGTATTGACCTTCAACTCAAACTTTCAAAGGAAATCGCACAAGAATTCTTCAAGCGCGCCAATCGCCTTGGTGTTGAACTAGAAGGAAAAAGTTGTACTACGGAAGGAAAGGGAGATTGCGGGGTATGCGATTACTGCCAGCGTGAGGAAAAGCGCATGGGATTCATGCGCATCTACACAAAATTGAAGACCACCACCTTCAAGAACAACGCAATGAAGGAATGTCGCGAGCTGTTCTTTGACGAGCAATTCACCAAGAAGGTAGACTCTAACAAGGAGTTGATTGCCTTCAACAATGGAGTGCTTGACTTGACAGACTTTACGTTTCGTGATGGCCGCCCAGAGGATTACATCAGTTTCTCTACTGAAATTGATTATGACACTGAGCGCAAGTATTACGATTACCAGGAGTGGCCCCAGATTGAGACCTTCATCGCACAGGTTCTACCTGACCCGGAAGTGCGACTGTACTTTATGCGTCATCTGTCAACTTGCTTGATTGGCGGAAATCGTGCTCAAAAGTTTCATATCTTGACAGGCTCCGGTTCTAACGGTAAGTCGATGTTGATGAATTTGACATCAAAGGCACTGGGAGATTATGCTGCGGTTGTACCGATTTCATTGTTCACTCAAAAGCGTGGTAAGTCTGGGGCTGCGGCTCCGGAGGTTATCCGTTTGAAGGGTAGACGGTTCGTAACAATGCAGGAGCCAGATGAGAAGATTGCCTTGAATACTGGTCTCATGAAGGAGATTTCATCGTGTGAGAAGATGTATGCGCGTGACCTGTTCAAATCTGGTTGTGAGTTCGAGGTACAGGCCAAGTTTCATTTGGCATGTAATGAGAAGCCAGAGATCAACACGACTGATGGCGGCACTTGGCGTCGTTTGGTTGTTATCAACTTTACTTCAAAGTTTGTAGACAAGCCTTGCGAGGTTCATCACTTCCCTATTGATGAAACAATCCAGCACGCAGTAACATCTAGTGCTTGGGCGACTCCTTTCCTGAACTATCTGATTCACACTCTCAAGGAAGGCAATGGATTCAACAAGTTGCCTACTCCGGCCAAGGTTATGGAGTATACAGATGAGTATCGCAATGACACAGACGGTATTGCGAAGTTTATTTCAGAGAAGATCTCGACTATCGAAGATGGAGATACGATTGTCCCAGTGTTGAAGGCGCAAATTCAAAGTGTTTTCAAGCAGTGGAAACTTCAGAATGAACAGTTGTCTTTATCGGTATCTGACTTGGTTAAGCGAGTTACCGAGAAGTATGGTAAGTATCAGGCTGGAGGTTGGACTAATTTCAGATTGACGGACTAATGTTTGCGTGAGCGGTGCTTGCGAGAACGGCGGTGCGTTTTTCGATGCTTGCGACGGCCTGCTGTGGGCCCAAGCGCCTCACCAGACGGCGCCATAGAGGGTGAACTAGGAGAAGCAGTACCGAGAACAGCCGCCTGTTCGGCCGGGGTGCCGACCGCAGAAGCAGCCAGAGGCGCTACCTCTTTCGTAGTATCAGTAAGGCCCATGGACGCAGTCTGGACAGGCTTGCCCCATGAAAAGGGATTCCACCAAGCACCTCCACGTTTTGTTTTTCTGTGTTTCGCCATTTATTGTTATAGAGATACTTTAACGACGACCGGCGATTGGCACATACTCACGGAGGCGAGGCAGTACCATCGATACTATCATGAAGAATACAACCAGATTCAACGCATGAACCAAGGCATCGCCAATGTTGATCTTTATTCCTGCGATGGTAATCACAAGTTTCGATACTCCACCATCTACAGACGCCAAAGGGGAAAGCAAGGGCAGAATAATATCGCGAATCATTGCGCCAAAAAACTGGCTCAATACAAATCCAGCATAGATACCCAGGCCTGCTATTAAAATCTCATTTTGGGGACTCATTTTAATTCTTTTAACTGAAAAGAATAATGGACGTTTCCTATTGGGGTCCGTCAGGATGGCAGTTATTCCACTTAATAACGTTTGAGAAAGGGATGTTGGAATCAAAAAAACACCTGTTTTATGCGATGAAAGATGTACTACCGTGTAAATATTGCCGTGCGTCTGCGAATGAATTCATTAAGGAAGTTCCGATTGATAACAACCTGGCGTTCTGGTTGTATAAATTTCACGACCGAGTCAACAAAAAGTTAGAAGCCCAGCATGAAGATGATCCGAACATACCTTTGCCAGTCCCGAGCCCTCCATTTTCAGAGGTTGTGAATCTTTACACAGAACTCTTGAAGAAGGGTCCAACAAATATACCTGGCAGAGATTTCCTTTTTAGTGTTGCCTATAACTTTGATCCTGAATACCGAAGTGCTCATGAACAATTCTGGAAATATTTAGTCAAGGTATATCCATTCTATAGGACACATATGGAGATGCCGGACATGACAAATAATCAAACCTATCTTCGCAGTGTACATGCTATGTTTTCAAAGATGAGGAGCATTCCCTCCTTACAGAGTGTCAGACAACAACTTGCGTATTACAAAAGTGGTTGTAAATCAAAAACATACAAAGGAAAGACGTGTAAGAAGGTTGGTTCAGGGTATACAAAAAGACGTGATAGACATAGAACATATAAGTTAACACATTCACGGCTTCTTTAATGCTTCTACTGCGCGAATATGCTTCGTAGAGTACTTACCATTCTTTCCACTTCCCTTCTCTTTCTGGTTCTTTTTTGATTCCTGACGAGTTTTAGGTTGGTCCATAATTATACTGTTTCAAATAAAAAGAATCGTAATTCGTTTTTATTTGAGTTCAATACATTTCTCTTTCAAATTCTTATACTGCATTTGTGGAGGTGCCTCCAGAAGTGTTTGATGTAATTTCCTACAAACATGTTTCAATCTCTTATGCGTATTAAAGGATATTCCTTGAATGCTGCCGGTTCGGTCGGCTGATGAAAACTCAATAAGTTTTTTAATCACATTGTACCGGAGGTCAGGCTTTGAAGAAATTAGAAACACACAATCTGGGTTATCCAATCTGCGATACATATTAATTATGTTGATGGCTCTGTCTTCCCGATTCGCAGTGTTTTCAGTTTTTCCTAGTAAACCTTGTATCAGCTTTACTAAGACACTAAAATCGTGAGCAATACATTCCTCCTTTGGAATTTTAGTGCTAACACGATATTGTCTTGGTAATGCTAAGTTGAGGTTAAGTCTTGAATTCCAATCAAGGAACTTCATAACGTCTTTCACTCGCGGGATCATTTTTGATGTCTGTATATCGAAAAATAAAAATCCATTTTAATGCTCAAAATTTGGAGTATTAAAATGACATGTATGATTTGCCACGAAGAAATGGACATGGAGGAGTTCGGAGATGAGCGAGACGGTACTGAAACGTGTTTTAAACTGGGGTGTGGTCACTCGTATCACACGCGATGTGTAATATCATTTATGGAACGAACAAAATACAAGTGCGTCGCATGTAATCAAGAACAGGCCCCCGAACAAAAACTGGAATTAGACGGAATCATAGATGGGATTTTGAGAGAAATGAGAAAAAACGATGAATATCGAGTAGCAAAACACGAATACTGTGAGGCACGGAAAGAATACAAAGATGTGCTAAGTAAATGGAGAAAAAGGTGTGATGAATTCGTAAGACAATGCTCTAGCGAACTAAAATTGACAGAACATCGTAGTTATTATTTGTCTACGAAGTCAAATTTGAAACGTGTTACGATAGAAGAGGCCAGGAAAAAAGGTACCAGATATGTCGGTGCTCTGAACAGTAAACGAGGTGGATATAGATATGGTCATACAGTGTTAGAAGAGTTCTTGTTTGGCCGACGGTGGCCTGAATACTCCTTACTTCATCCGCGTCTTCGGACGACTATTTAAATCCAGAAATAGTAAAATGAACTTACTGATCCCGATCGTAATGGGTACGACTGCTTTCTGCTACATTCATTCATTCAACCACATCATGAAACTTTACAAGGATTCTGGATATACTCTTACATGGTCAGAACTCCTTGATAAAAATTTGAGTTTGATGCGTGGTTAACACGTTTCAACCCACCAATATATGCTGTATAAATCCCTGATGTTGTGTTGATTAGCAACATTCTTGGCGCAATCCAAATCAGTGTATGTATCATTAGTGTGAACTACATTACCAGTATGGAGAGAGCGCCAGACAAGTCGATAGGTTGGCATTTTGTTTTTCAATCTATTTCTTATACATTCTGAATCCATTTTACAGCTTGAATCGTTTCTTAAAATCTGCGATTGATGCCTTTAAGGATGGTTTATTCCAGAGTACCCATTTCGCAAGAGCGCCAGGAGTGTCTGGCTTTTCCCAATCTTCTCCCATTCCCGAATGGCGTTTGAGATAACGTTGCTTACGAGTCTTATCTTTATGCTTGGTGTAATCAGACATACCCGCGGCTCCAAACGAAACAACCTTCTCCTTGCCATCATCTTTCTCGAATACTGCGTCCCATTTCTTCTCCTTGCGATGAGACTTGCGTATTGTTTTCAAACGCATTTGTATTAATTGTGTAGAATATTCCAATTCGTATCAAACACGATTTCAGCCCCACTTTTTATTAACTTCGTATGTTCATCGTATAAATCTTGAATTGATCCTATGAATACGTCATTTCTCTCCAGATTTACGATGTGTGGTAAAATAACAGTAGTTAACCAATAATTGTCGTTATTATACACATCTTCTTGGAAGATGCGTATAATTTTATAGCCAGCTGCCTTTGCTTTTTGCATCTTGAAAACATCCCTTTTCATTGTTTCCTCCGGTTCTCCCCAATTTCCTACCTGCTTGAAATGTTGCCTCCCATCAAGTTCTATTATAATTTTAATATCGGGTATCATGAAATCATATCTGAAGTGTTTACCAGTAATAGGGTTAACACACCAATCTACTTTATATTCTTTAACTGTATTAGGATAAATAGACTTTAACCATGCATACAATTTACTCTCAGTTTTATTAACACATATAGGACATCCTGCTCCTCCAAGGTGAGAGTTTGGCGATTGTTCAAATACTCCACATTTCTTACATATAATTTTTACAGGATTTCTACTTTTATCATAAATAGACAAAGAATAGTCATATAAATTTCCATGAACTTTTTTTGCTTCTAAAACAAAGTCATCTAAGTTATATACGAATGTACAGCGTTTACATCCGTATCCTTTTAAATGATTTTGTGGATTTTGTTCAAATTCCCCATGTATCTTACAAATAATCACAATCGGATCTTTACAACTATTCCATTTACTCTGAGAGTAATCATATAAATCCCCATGAACTTTTTTTGCTTCTATAATAAATTCATCAATTGACTTTCTTTGTTTATCATGAGACAATATTTGCCCGCACAACTTACATCCACATCCTTGTAAATGTGAAGCAGGAATTTGTTCAAAATCTCCGTGTTTTTTACATGTAATAGTTACGTATGTCTGTGAGTTTATGTACTTAACCTTTGTATAGTCGTACGCATCGCGATGAACTTCATTTGCCGTTTTTATAAAATAATCCAATGTATATCTGTTACTATCCGCACGTTTAATAACTCCGCAGTTAGAACAACCATTCTTTGCGGCATAATGACGCCAGGGTGTTTGCTGAAATTCTCCGTGAATACTACAAACAATAGTAACAGGGTGATCTACGCCATTCATAATTACTTTAGAGTAATCATACGTATCACCATGTACTTCTTTTGAACGCATAATAAATGTATCAATACTTAATTTCTGAACTCTTTTCATATTGGCAATGCCGCATCCTCTACAACCCTTTCCAGATAAACAATTGTTGGGAGTTATGAAGAATGAACCGTGTTCATTACAAATAATTTCTACTTTTGTTTTTGCGTTGATGTAAGCGCATTTATGATATAAATACCTTTCGCCATGAACCAGTTTAGCGTTTTTAATGAAAGTGTGCGTCTTATTTTCTGCCATATTATTACTCAATTTTATACTAATTCATTCATCCATTTTGTATTAACACTTTTGTTTTGCCCACCACTTCTTGGCCTTCAAAGATTTACTCTTTGCTTTGCGAGCAATATCGGAATCGGTTGTATGATATGTTTTTCCACATAGCAAAAAGGAATGTACGCGTGCGTATCCCCACTGCTGGGCTGTAGCGCCGGGGCGATGTCCGGTTCTCCAGGCAGCCATTCCGCGATTGTACGAGTCCTTTATGTATTTTAGCGGAACTCCGGATGCTTTCGATTTATCTTCTAATGATTTTGCGTCAGGAAATTTCGACTTCCATGCGGCAGTATAGTTTGACCTGCGAGTTTTCACACCCTTATCTGTTTTGAACCCCACATATGCCAATGGATTTTTCCATGACATTGATCCGAACTTCTTTATTTCACGCCTTCTCTGTGTTTTCTTACGTTCTGACAATCCTTGGAAATACCGCTTTGGGGTATACATCTTATTATACCATTCATACAAAACTTCGTAAGACTTCAGATAATTGAATCGGGGTAATATAAAATGGAGAAGTGGTATGAACTCGTACGGAACCTATCCGATGAGCAAGAAAACCAGAAACAATTCAAAGAGTTAACGACAACCGTTTTTCGTCTCCTAACGACTCGCAAAATCAAGGACATGCGGAAATTTGAGCAGAGATTGGGTCCAGAATATGAACAGTTCGTAGAGGACTTAAAATTCCCGGAGGGTATGGTTCAAGAGTTGATGAAGAACGACGAGTTCTTCGAATTAAGTTTGAAACTACAGTCAAAATACAAGCGCTAACATAGGTGGAAAACGAATCCATCTAAAGACTATATCCATTAGTATAAAGAATGGGGGACACTATTATCGGAGTCCAGTTCGGCATTGCCAACCCAGATGATATTGTATCACGAAGCGTAGTAGAAGTAACAACAGATAAGACATATCAAAGTCAACTTCCTGTGCCGAATGGTGTATTTGATTCCAGGTTTGGAGTTACCGACCATGGTAAGATTTGTCCTACATGTAAGCAGACGAATCTATTGTGTCCTGGTCACTTCGGTCATATCCGATTGGCCCGTCCAGTATATCTATACCAATTTATTGAAATTATTCAAAAACTCCTGGTAGTGGTTTGTTTGACCTGTTCAAACCCTTACGTCCCCGATGAAGAGTTGGAGCGTATCGCACAAACCGCAAAGGGAATGGAACGGTTTGATATTGTACGTGAGGCAACTGCCCACTACAAGACTCATGCTCTGAAGGAGTCGAAAGCGTGTACCCATTGTGGCTCACGCGCTATTAAGAAAGTATCTAAAATTGAGAACTCTGTAGCCGCACTCCAGGCATCCTCATTTGATGAGGGGACAGACCCGTTTCCGCTACAGCCTGAAATGGTATTGCGTTGTTTTCAGCGCATTACCGATCACCATGTAACTCTTATTGGATTGAATCCTAAATTTAGCCGTCCTGATTGGATGGTATGTACTGTGCTGGCAGTCCCTCCGTTGACGGTTCGCCCGTCAGTAGTTATGGACGACAACCAGCGCATGGAAGATGATTTGACTCATAAGCTGATCGTAATTTTACGTCAGAATATGAAACTACGTGAGAAGATTGACAAAGGCGAGAACGCAAGTGTAATTGACAGCCTGACTGAATTGCTTCAGTTTGATGTAGCAACATATGTGGATAATGATATTAAGGGACTTCCTCCCGCCGCCCAGCGTTCCGGACGCCCGCTTAAGACATTGAAGTCACGGTTAGGTGCCAAGACTGGTCGTGTGCGTGGAAACTTGATGGGAAAGCGTGTTGATTTCAGCGCGCGTTCCGTTATCACCCCTGATCCAAACATTGACGTCGACGAACTGGGTGTACCAGAAGAAATCGCAATGAATTTGACTTTCCCTGAAATTGTGACATCATACAATCGTGACCGCCTTATGGTCGCGATTCGCAACGGCCCTACCAAATACCCGGGCGCAAAGAATGTGGAACTCCGCGATGAGAACCGCACTGTGCGTCTTGGATATGTGGCCCGTGAAGCACTAGACATCAAGGAAGGAGATGTCGTCCACCGCCATTTGGTTGACGGTGATGTGGTGTTGTTCAATCGCCAGCCTTCTCTACACAAGGCTTCTATGATGTGCCACCGCATTCGTGTATTGCCGTATTCTACCTTTCGTTTGAATGTAAGCGCCACCAAGCCGTATAATGCGGACTTCGATGGTGATGAAATGAATATGCATGTTCCCCAGAGCATCGCAGCGGCAACTGAATTGAAAATCATCGCAACCCTTCTCCGGCAGATTGTATCTCCGAGAACTTGCCAGCCTATCATCTCTGTGTTTCAGGATACCCTAACTGGAGTATATCGCATCTCCCAAAAAGACGTTGCGATCCCCGAACACATTGCCATGAATATCCTAGCACGTACGGGTCGTCCTATTGGCCAGTTCAAGCGCATGGATATGCCTATGGCTGGAACTGATGTAATCTCACATGCCTTCCCATTGATGAATTTGAATGGAAACGTAAAGATTGAGGATGGTCGCCTGACAAAGGGAGTTCTAAACGACTCCGCTCTGAAGGGTGCCTCGAATGGAATTGTACATTCCGTATACAGTGAGTTTGGACCGGAGCGCTGTGGTCAAATGATCAATTCGATCCAGAACATTGTTACGAAATACAACATGTTCTCTGGATTCTCTACTGGTCCGTCTGACCTGATAACAACTGCAGAAGCATATGCTTCGATTGACAAGATTATCAAGGATGGCAAGCAGAAAGTAGCCGATATCCTGTCCAGCGTTCATGCTGGTCGGTTTCAGGACCCTAACGGACGTGCTCCGGGTGAGGCCCTTGAGATTGGTATCATGGCAGGAATCAATGAAATGAACAGCAAGGTGAATAGTGCGGTCGTAGATAACCTACTTCCGACCAACCGAATGATTATCATGTCAGATATGGGTGCCAACTCGAAAGGTAAGGCAGACCCCAACTTGATGCAGATGATTGCGACACTTGGCCAGCAGAATGTAGATGCCAAGCGTATCCAGTATTCTATGGATGGTCGTACTCTGCCGCATTTCCCCAAATACGATGACGGCCTGGAGTCTCGTGGATTCGTAGAGAATTCATTTATCTCCGGTATTCGTCCTGCGGAGTTCTTCTTTCATGCGATGGGAGGACGCGAAGGATTGATTGATACCGCAGTAAAGACTTCAGACACTGGCTACATTCAGCGCCAGTTAGTAAAACTTATGGAGGACATCCACGTAGAACAGGACGGAACAGTCCGCGATATTAACGGTGCGATTGTTCAGTTCTTGTACGGAGATGATGGAATCGACGCAGTTGGAATTGAAAAGCAAGAATGTGAACTTGGAACTCTAACTATGGAACAAGTTTACTCTGCCTTTGCAGCTACTCGCGAAGATTTCAAGAGTGTGTCACCGAACACCGGTGAGACACCCACTGATATGGTTGAGCAAATATTAGCAGACCGCGAAATGATTGTAAAACATGTGATTCGCAGTATTAACATGACGAAGTTCCGACTTCCTGTACATCTTGATCGAATCATTCAGAAGTATCGCAATCCCTATCTTGTAAAGACTGATCTGACCCCAGAGTATGTGGTTGATGAGTTGAATAAGATGGTTCGCCTGTCGTATATGGCAGATAACCGTCTATTCCATTCCTTCCTCCGATACAATCTCGCCCCGAAGAAGTCAATTATCGTTCACCGGTTTACGGTTGCGCTCTTTGACGAACTGATTCGCGAGATTAAGTTCAAGTATAAGAAAGCGATGGTTCATCCAGGAGAGATGGTTGGACCTCTGGCTGCCCAATCAATTGGAGAGCCGACGACACAGCTCACACTGAATACCTTTCACCAGGCAGGTACCGCCAAAGCGAATGCCACCCAAGGTGTTCCGCGTATTCAGGAGTTGTTGAGTGTCTCGCCAAATCCCAAGAATCCTTCCAACATAATCTATCTCATTCCGTCTATGGCGGAATCTAACCAGAGCGCTATCGCAAGCATGAAGGAGATTCAGAAGACAATGTTACGTGATATCACAAAGTCTGTGCGGATTTATTATGACCCAAATCCGTTGAGTTCTGACTCCCTCGTACAGGAAGACAGAGATATTCTGCTTTCATATGAGAAGTTCAGTATCACTCGTGGACAAACGTGTGTATCTCCTTGGGTGATGCGCCTTGAGTTGGATTCCAATCAGATGATGGCTCGTAACATTCTGGACATGACAAAGATTCGTGCCAGGATTGAGGCAAATAAGGTTCTGCGAGTGTACGAATGTGTACATTCGGATACCAACACACCTGGAAAACTTGTAATGCGCATTACATTTGGAAACGATGTTGTAAAGAATGCGCTGTCTCTTCGGTTTATCGAGGATAAGTTGCTAGACACCATCCTAACCGGAATTGATGGTATTGGACGAGTGTTCCCCCGCGAGAAGAAAGACGAAGTTGTATATGACGAACGTGTTGGAGGTTATGTTCCTCTTAAGAAGCAGTGGGTTTTGGATTCAGAGGGTACCAATCTATTGGATCTCTTTGTGATGCCAAACGTAGACCCAACCCGCACGTTCTCGAACAGCATTCACGAAGTACTGAGTGTCTTTGGCATTGAAACTGCTCGCATCGCATTGTACGATGAACTGATGGCAGTCTTTGGAGCAGATTCTATCAACTATCGCCATCCGTGCTTGTTGGTAGATGCTATGACATACCATGGCTATCTAATCGCAGTGAATCGGTTCGGTATGAATAAGCTGGATAATGGAGTCCTTGCCAAGTCATCCTTTGAGATGACATCCAAGGTTCTGTTCGATGCTGCCGTAGCAGGTGAGTTTGATAACATGCGAGGCGTATCAGCCAATATCATGTTTGGACAGAAACCTCCCTGCGGTACTGGATTCGTGGATATCCTGATCGATGAGTCTCGTCTCCCGGAAGGGTCTGATGAGCATGATCTGTTCGATTCTGATTTGAAACATGCTAATGCTCTTGTTGAGCAGGAAGACCGCAAGGATGAAGCAGATGGTCAGTGTCGTATGGATGACATTGTCATGGCATGGTAGTTAAAAACGGAATCATTTATTGTATGAAGATGGTTATCAATCACACAATAAATGAAGACTAATCAAAGAAGTTGGAAGTTTGCTTTTGCTATCATAGGAATTGTTCTTATGGCAATAGTAGCATTTCCATTTGTAATAGTAGGTGTATATACTAGGATGCTGCTAATGATTTAGCCTTTTTAGTTGCTGTACGCCAAGCCACCCATGCCAGACATTACACGCAGCACGTTGTAGTTAGTCGCATACACGCGCACGTCCCAGTTTTCAGTATCGGGGTCCTTTGCGAAGTTATCAGCTCCAGACATGTTCATGACGATAGTCGCAGTGTCAATGCGAGAGAAATTGGCGGTTCCGGAAGGCTGGTGCTCCTCGGGACGCAGCGCAAAGGAGTACATGTACGCCCCTACAGACGTTTCGAAACCATTTACATTGCTCCCGAACTGGCCACTGTGGTGCTGGTAGGGCTGTACCTTGTTGTAGTAGTCTCCGAAGCGACGGTCCAAACGGTCCTGACCGTTGAACTGAATCCACTGCTCGAGAACAGGGTCAGACGTGTACGTGAAGGGGCGCAGACGAGTTTGATTAAACCCGGCTGCCAGACGACAGTCGCGGAAATACGAGGGTTGTACGACCCAGATGAGCTCCTTTACAGGGTGATTGAACGTCAGATCAATACGGTTGTTCGCTCCAACGATTCCCTTATCCTCGTTGTACTGTGTCTGCTCAATGAGGTACTCGTGGGACGCCTGGGCCATACGGCGGCGCTCCTCCGTGTCCAGATATATGTAGTCGATGTACAGGGACGCCTGTACTGCCGACGGGAGATTTGCTAGAGAAGCGCTTGTGAAATTGCCGGCAATCATTTTAGGATCATTCCAGAGAACGTTGATTTTTACCTCGTGGTACTGAAGGGCAATGAGGGGCAGAGCAGCGCCAGGATTGCGAGTAAAGAAGAAAGGCAGAGGGATGTAGAAGACGTTGTAAGGCTTCTGACGACCGTTGGTGGCACACCCAGTTCCGTTTACCAATGTACAGGGGCCGCCGAGTATATTGGGGTTGACGGGTTCACAAGGACCTGCAAGCATCTGATTGAGTTTATCAGCGGCCTTCTTGTCGCTCGTCAACTGGGACCACAGAACCATGAACTCACTGTATAGACGGTCAACAACCTGTCCACCGATATCTAACTCGACATACTCGATCAAGTTGTAACCCAGGTAGCCCTGGTCGTTGTTCCACACATAATCCTCTCCATTAGCGCCCGCCCTGGGAAGAAGAACTTCTACATAGGTGGAATACAACAAATCCGCATGGCGACCGATTATCGCAGTCTGCTTGGTACCCCACTGAATCTGGCCGGAAAAGTTGATACGAAAGGGTTCCATAGCAAAGTTAGTATGGCGCTTGAACAACCCTTTCCAGAACGTAATCTGGGGATTCCCAGTGATGTATGCGTCCTGTGCTCCGTATGCTACAAGTTGTAATAAGCCACCACCCATTTGTCTTTATAATCACAAAGTCATTTTTTTAACGACGAGAATGGCGACGACGGCGAGTACGACGACGACCCGCGGTGGCCTCTAACCCGGTTTTGGGTTCCTCCATCTTCTCCTCCATCTTGGGCTCCTCCATCTTGGGCTCCTCCATCTTAGCCTCGTCTGCGCCACCCTTCTTGCCCTTGTGCCATGTCTTCTTGGCCGCCTTGAGGATATCGCCGAACTTCTTACCCTTGTGTAACTTCATCGTCTTCTTCACATGCGCCAACCACTTGTTTGCCATTTGTTTGAAATATACCGCACAAAATTATATGACGATGGACTTGTCGCCCGTGGCGGGGTTGGAGTCGTAAATTGGAGATGTATGAGACATAGGCTGGAATGAATGAGTAGCGGGGTCGGGTAGAATGGGTGTCTTGGCTTCTACTGGCTTGTATCGCAGCGCCTGTGGTTTCAATATTACACTTCCTTGCTGAAACTGCCCTATATAGAGCTCCATCATACTATCCAGAGAACCGTAATTCATCAGATTCCACTGGCACCCATACGAGAACAATATAGTGGGGTTATTGTTTTTCAGGTCGGGAGTGGCATCGGGGACCACCATAGAAATGTGTTTGCGATTAGAATTGATTAGCTCTTCGTGATCATACGGCTGCGATGCTTGCATATATGATAACCTACGCAAGTTTGAAGTAGACCAAGAAAGGTTAACTAACTCTTCTATTGACGTTCCTTTGATATTTCCACCGGATACCAAGATGACCTTACCAGCAAGGTTACAGATCGGTTCTTGAGCTAAATTCTTGCGATGGTACGAATACTCTGGACCCAACATATACAACTGTAGGGTTGTTTTCAATATTTCAGCACATGCGTCTATCACATGTCTCTTGTCAGTATGGAAGACTAGACTCAAAACGAAGGGGTCGCTGGATAGTGGAGTATCTACCTTGTTGAAAGCAGAATTTGCTACTGCGACACAGCACGATTCAAATGAAACTGAGTTCTTGGCATAATCGTATCCCAGATCTTCGTTCTTTAATCCAACGACTGGTTTATCGCCGTTTCCTGCGTATACGTCCAATTCAATCAAACGAGCGCCAGCCTTGATTGCTAGAGGGATGACACCGTCTGATATGTAGTCGTACGTGTATGTAGAAGGAAAGGTAGAATACGCAGAGGATGCAAAGTAATAATCACATAGCCGAGTATTGTCTCCCGTGGGACAGCCAAGTGGAGTCAAAGCAGTTACTTTGGAGTACGTACCAAATGTGGATTTAGCGCGAAGCATTGTTGTAGCAGAATTTCCTGCCGCTGCTACGTATCCCAAGTATATCGCAAATATAACAGCCAGTACTCCAAGCCCACCCAAAACGATAAGACCTATATTTTCTGGTTTAATGTATCCACTGTCCATCTCTTGTTTAATCCATCCTAAAAAGAAGACGGCGAAATGAATTTACAACATCATCTGGAATTCGCTCATTCATCGGAATCTCAAGTAAACAGGCATAATGAAAGTACAACGAATACATACCACATTCGCTATCCTTGAATTGGTGTTTAGTTGTATTATATGTCGTCTCCATCTCTTTGTCGTGGATCCCAGCAGTAGCCCATTCATCTCTCCAACGTTTCATTAATTTCTGGATTTCATCTTCTGGTTTACGGGAGTATGAATCAAAGTATGTGACTCGTGGCATTTCCAGTTCAGGACGTATATCGCAAAACAATGCGATCCAGTGTTCTCCAGGACCGGTAGATACATCTGTGTTGAATACAATCCCTATTTCAGTCTTACCTCTGCGATAAAGGTCCTTCAAATTCGTTGAACACAGCGCATCCACAATACACTTTCCTGTTTCTGATTTTTTATCGAAGTCAATCGGGATACAGCCCAGAAAGACGTAGTTTGGGAAAAGCTTCTCAAACTGTTTTTCTAGTTTTTCTATGTCAACGGATGATAACCATTCCGTAGGATTTACGATCCAAGAATCAGGTGCCTTCGGACGATTAATCATATGGGATATGATACACTCTGCGCGCCCAGTCTTGCATTTCGCATGAAATCGTTCCTTTAACTGTTTCCAGATTTGTTCTGATGTTCCCTTGGATATAGGGGGTTCATTCTTATGTTCAGTGTTGTACACCACACGGAGATGCTCGATCTCGTCTTCTCCGAACATTTGTATTAACACAATTCTAAAAAATGGATTATAAATGTATTACATATTGACATTCAAAAATGCCAACCAAATCAAAGAAGAAGGTGAAGCGTACGGTTAAGAAGCCCCCGCCAAAAGTATGTCGGGGTTGTATCGAAGACCAGCCAAATCAAATCGCACATATGGGTGGCTGCCTGCCTAACTGGTGGGATCCCGAATGAAAATGGATTTTAGTTTATTAAAACCATTTTTCACTAAAACTACCATGGCCAACCAAGAAGATGTTAATAATCTCCGCAGGTCAGTCCTGGAATATCGCGACATAGATAATCGCGTGCGAGACCTCAATAGGCAGATCGGATCATTGCGCGAACAGCGCAAGATCATCGAACTACAGATTGTAGACGTCTTGCGTCAGCCAGAGTTTGCTACCTATCAGAAGTTGGATATCCGCGAGGATGGTTCAAGCATCAGAATCAGTCGCCCAGGTCAATGGTCTGGAGCATGGAGTCTATCAAAAGGTAGGCTAAATGATCTAATCGGACAATACTTTGCGTCTACTGTCGCACCAACTGCGAACGGATGCTACGAGTACTGTGTACGCACACAAAACATCTTGCTACGCAAGAACGAATTTGCCATCGAGCGATTCGTATCGAATAATGAGTAAAACTCTACTCATTTTTCATCTAAAACGGACTTTTACAGTTGGACCACCATACACATAAAATGGAGATACCAGTCTATAATCCTTTTAATTCTCGGAATCGTATGTTTACCAGTTCGGATATTCATACGATTTTACGAAAACATAAGTGTACACATTCCGTGAATAAGGTTGATTTATTCCAGAATGCCATGATTCATTCTTCGTACGTGAAGCGCACAGAATACACAACGCCTCAAGGAGATATCGCTAAATTAGCAGAAAGGCCATCTGATTGTTTAGAATTGTTTCCGGAATCATATGAACGTCTAGAACATTTAGGAGACTCTGTTTTAGGAGCAGCAGTAGCAACATATTTATCCATACGGTTCCCAACTCAACAAGAAGGGTTTCTCACTAATCTGCGCAAAGAACTAGTATGTAATAACATGTTGGGAGTTCTCACTCAAAAAATTAGATTGAATGAATTCTATGTTATCTCAAAGCATAATGAAGATGCGTGTAACGGGAGAAACAATGTGAAGAAGTTAGGTGATATCTTGGAAGCCTTTATAGGTGCGCTCTGGATAGATTGCGGATATAACTTTCAAGTGATTTACAATTTTGTGATTGCTTTAGTTGAGACATACATCGACATACCAGGTATCCTCTTGAATGATACAAATTATAAAGATCAGCTTCAAAAATTCTGTCAAACAAGCTTTCACTATACTCCAACATATGTCATGCTATCAACTGGCAGCGGTTATGCTATGGCAGCAGTTGATAACAATGGTAGACATCTTGGAATTGGAACCGGAAATACAAAGAAACAAGGTGAGCAATTAGCAGCGAAAAATGCGCTTGAATCACTGAAAGCGGATACTCCCAAGTAGTTCCTTGAAATATCTTTGTAGATATTCTTTCGTCAATACAGTTTGAGCAAATTTCATTCCCTGCTCTGCTATCTTTTTACACTTCTTATCATTTTTTGAACACCAGTCCATGACATCATTCAAGTCAGATAAATCGGATTTTACGGATATGTAATGAACGCCGTCGGAGATTAGATGATCTGCCCAGATTGTGTATTCACTTCGGACTCGCAAGATAAGTGATCCAGTCAACATTGATTTCAATAAACGATAGGCCGCTACATTGCCATCTATGTGAATTATGTATTTGTAATGAGACTGTTCAGTTATCAAATCAAGTCTGCCGACAGTGGGTTGAGATGTTTTCAATTCACCTAGACCTTCTACTGGATCGAACTTCAGAGTTCCAGATTTGTTTTCAACGATTCCGACATCCAGCAAATCAGATTTCATTGTTGCTAGTTTCAATCTCATATTGGTTTTCAAAGTGTATCCACAACCAGTCGGTCCTCCACGAAATACTGCTATACCCTTCTTTTTAGACCAGTCTGTCATCGGCACTCCTATCTTATCACGACCAAGTACCAAACGTACGTCATCATAATTTGGAATGGGAATGTCCCAATATCCTTGCTGGCCCGATAAACTTAAGATCGGCAAGTGAGTTTTGAAACTGTACTCGCCCAATGAGTTTGATCCTGTAACCATTGGCCATGGCTCTGTACCATCTTCGCGCAGAATAACTGCGTCTGTTAAACTCATGATGTAAAGACCGTCAGGCAATACAAGACCTTCCATGAAGTCTGGGTATTCTTTGGATGATGTAGCGGCTCTATAAGGTTTGACTATACACTGCATAACACGCCATTGTTTTGACTTCAATGTTTTCATTAGAGTCTTTCGCCTGTTCCCTTTGATCGTCTTATTCAGTTTCGTAAGAGGACCCTTGAATGACGGTGCAGTTGTTGACGATTCTAATTTGAACAATTCTGGATTTCCTCCGACAACACATAGCATATAGCAGTTATAGTGGAGTTTCTCAAAAACATACTTCAATGTATTCTGAGCTGCTTCGGAGTTCATCTTCCACGGACCACTAACTTGGTCGGGAGGGTTCTTCAACGAAGAAGTCTTTCTGATATCTCGTTTTTCTAGGCAGTCATTTGCCACTTGAATAGCCTCATCATATGATGAAAGTATTCTCATCTTACTAGAATTATCCGAGAATTGTTTTAAATGGTCACATTCACTTTTGTCTTGGGTACGCGACGCGATAGGAGTTCTCGTTGAGTACCTCCTACCGACATATCATCACCCTCTGGAATTCCCTCAATCGCACGCAAGGCCTCCGCTACTCTCTGCGGCTGATCAGCAAATTGAAGAAGCAATTGAGTACGAATCAATTCACGTCTCAATGGCGGGCGCGATGTACGAATTGTACGACTGATAGTTCCCAGACCATTGCCTTCTAGTGTAAAGTTATCAACCTGGTTGTCTCTCATAAAACTCAGAATTGATTCAGATAGACGAGCCTTCTCTTCACGGATTGCCTTTTGTCTGGTTTGAAGTTGGCGAGATTCGTCGTCTAGAGAAACCCATGAACGGATTACGTCCTTAACTTTCTCTGCGTCCGCCATTTGGATGTACTACGCTTCAGAGTTGAAAACCGTTTTCCCCCTTTCGGAACGGGTAATCCCAATTCAGTCGCCTTTGCTGTTGCTTCTTCTACTGAAGTTGGTACGCCGAGTTGGCTTGCCTTTGCCGTTGCTTCTTCTATTGATGTGGGGAGGCCATTTTTGGATGCCAGCGCTTTCGCTTCGTCTATTGAAGTTGGTACACCTAACTCGCTTGCCTTTGATTTCAATCCCTCTAACGTTGTCGGTAATCCAACTGAAGCAGCCTTCTCTGCTATGAATCCCATAATTCCAGAATTGTCTACCGGTTTCACTTCAAATGGAGGAGGTTCTGCGAGAGGATCGGGAATTATAGCATTTACGGTATCTCCTACCATGTTACCAAACAGATTTCGACTTGTATCGACCAACTTTTCTCTGCGAGCAGCTATCTTTGTAAGAACCCTTTCACCGGAAAGAGCAGCGTTATACAGAGAACTTCCAACAAATGGAATCATTAGGAAGGTAACAAGAAACGCCTGTCCAAAATGTGCGCGAGACAAATTGATTGCCAAAGCAAGGAATACCATAACAGATGAAAGTGCCCAACCGATCAGGGCACCAATTGGACCTGATTCCGGAATAGGGATTAATCCGATAATTTCGGGTGCCAAATTCTGAATAGTTACTGCTATTACTGGCAATGTACTCGTAACCACGTCGAGACCGATTCCGAGGATTTGACCAAAATACGGGTTAGTTTCCAAACTTTTTAGAATGAACACGAAAGGCGACACTGCGTCTTCAATGTTCGTTATGAATACTGGAGTCCAACCATACAAAAACACAAGCCATTGCCGAACGACGTTGTCAAGCAATTCAACATTTCCACCTCCCTTTTGATTTTCCATCATCTCGTACAGTTTTTCAGATTCTTCTTGAGTGAATACTGGCTTATCATCGTACAATACATTCTGCCTCAATTCAGATGCACTATTGAACTGTTTAGAGTCCAAATAATTCCGTAAATCAATAAATCGTGTTACGGTATTCGCAAATTCTGAATTACCGGTGCGTTTATTCAGATATCTGTAAACTTCAAGTTCCGGTTTGTTCGTTGGATTTCCTTCCAGATGCCACGCCATTATTCACTTAACAGAAAACAAAGGGATGGCAACTGACATAGGTGTATCAGGAGAGATACATTGGAACCAGCAATTAGAGGAGATACTCTCCAAGGAGGGGGAGCGTGCGTTGTGTTATTCGTGGCTACACAATCATTCTCAGAAAAGATACACCGCCCTAGATACTCGTATAGCCCTTCCAGTTATCATCCTCTCGACCATAGCAGGGACTGGATCCATTGCCTCTCAATCTCTGTTTGGAAATTCACAGGCTGCTTCGATTGTGATAGGATGTATAAGTTTGGGTGTTGGAATTATGAATACAATTTCCAACTATTTTGGATGGGCAAAACGTTCTGAAGCGCATCGAATTTCATCAACGACATATTCTAAAATCTATAAGTTTTTAGTGATAGAATTAAGTCTGCCTCGCAATGAACGGATGAAGGCGAAGGATATCTTAAAAATCATGCGTGAACAATTGGAACGTCTCAATGAGATAAGTCCTCAAATACCGGATGAAATCATACAGAGATTCAATGAAAGATTTAAGGATGATAAAGAGATCTCAAAACCAGAAATTACAAATGGAATAGATCCAATATGCGTATATGTAGAGAACTCGGAAAGACTGTCGCCTGGACCAATAAAGTTAAAAATGACGGAAGTTATGGGTGGTGAAACTAAAACTTCCAACGACGGTCACACTCCAAACAAGTTACAAACGTCGTCATAGGTTCATCTGCTGACCGAGTCTGCATTTGATAGTAATCGCATTTAGACTTCTTCTTACACCGAGAGCAATACATGTAGATAGCAGCACTCGCAGTATTAGAGTGTCTCTTAATCTCCAGCTCGATGCTCTTGTCAAGCGCCTCCTTCCAACGGGACGGACACATCTCTTCTGGTGGCATCTCCACAAAAGTCTTTGCGTCAACCTCTGAATTCAAAAGTTTAGTTGCCCAGTTGTGCTTGTTCTGGACATATCCGTCCACCTTTAGATTCTCGTACAATGAGATTGCCTTGGCTCGATATGTATTCCAGAATACCTTATTGGCCCAGTCAATATCAACACCCAAACTCTTACAACTCTGTACAATATGGTTCAACAGATGCTTTTCAACTTCAGTTGCGATTTCAACCGGAATACATTCTGTTAAATTTTTGATAACCAGATCGCGGATTGGAGTTTCTACAAATACATTCTTTGTCTTTGTAGTGATTACCTTCACAGTCTGTACTTGCTTTACAGGCTCTTCGGGTTCCTCAGATACATCATCTTCAATATCTTCATCTTCGTCTATTTCCTCTTCTTCGTCATCGGATACGTTGAATGACCATTCATGGTACAACGTTTCATACTCTTCCACATTTAGGTTGACATAAGAAGAAATTGGTTTCTCATAATCATCTTGCTCCGTTGTGGAAGCAAGGATAACGATAACTCCTGCGTAAGATTCCTCATCAAGAGGCGCTGGAAGCATATGTTGGTTTACATCTTCTTCATCATCAGACACCCTGGCAAAGACCGACAACCATCTGTCTTCTTTCAGAGGATCTTGAAGTTTTCCTTGGAATTGGATAGTTGGTTGTTTATACTTCTTACGAATCCATTCAAGAACATCTGCTGTCTTTGCTGGAATGGAAACGTCGGCTAAAACGCCAGTTGACGAAATGGAAGTTCCAATAGTCATTTCTTGTAATTTGTAGGACTGTATACAGTAAGTTCCATTTTGGACATCTTAAAATGGATTTAAATTATGGTAAGTATAATATACTATATTTATTAACCATGTCCAAATATGTCCCCCCTAGCATGCGAAAGCAGACTACGTCGGAACCAAAAGTAGAAACAAATAATTTTCCAGAATTAGGAAATAGTACAGTTACAACGAAACAATCAATCGGTTCTTATGCCGAAAAAGCAGAAGAGTGGCGCATTCAGCGTCTTGAAATTGAGGAAAAGGAACGTATCGAACGATACAAAGCCGAGATCAAAGCCGAAAGAGCAGTAAGACAAAGAGACGAAGATGCTTATATTCTGCGTCGCTCTGTTGTAAAAAAGGCTGAAAAGCCAAAGATTGATACTACTGTTGTCGCACCTACAACGGTTGCAGATCCAGACGGATGGACAACAGTCCAGAAGAAACCCCGAAAGGAACGCAAGGACGCGGTTAACTTTGAAGAGATCCCAGAAGAGATGAGCTCTGACTCTGAAGCTCATGAATATGAGTATCAGGATAGATCATCACTGTGGAACTGATTCAAGTTTTTCATCTGCGAAACGTTTGGGAATTAGACCGGAAAATATCATCTTGAACAGATTATATATCCATCCAAATAGGTACTGAAATGTATTGTACAACCAACCGAACAACCATTTTACCCAACCGAATAAGAAGTTGTACAACCAAACAGCTGTTTGACGAACCCAGATTGCTGCTGTTCTCATGATCTCAGCAGTGAAAGGATGAATGTTGGAAGCACGATATCCTAGATACAACCCACCTACCACCAGGAGTATAAAAAACAAGAACTCGATTGTACCAATAATTCCTCCGTTTTTCTCTACCTGATCTGTTGTTGCCTTCCAAGCTTTTCCTTGTATGGTTGATGGATTTTTCTCTTCGTTCTCTCTATCTTCCTTCGACAACGAATCCTTGCCTTTCAAATCTACTTGCTTTACTTTTCCGCCCACATTGGTATTTCCAGTAGGACGCAAACGTAGGTAGAATTTGTTATCATGTGGCATGGCGCCAGGTGAGTTTTCTGTATCATTGAAAAAGACATCACGATTTCCCACTGCTTGTACAGAACGCGATCCAGCCTGTACATTTCGTACTAGGTAAGCAAAGTCTGTGGTATCCATGTTGATAATAGATTTGTAAACGACCCATTCACATGGCGTACACGGGGGCACTAGCGTTGAACCAGAATAAACATAATAACCACCTCCGGGAGGAATCATCATAGCGGTCGACCAATTGCTCAAGGCAACCTGCGTATCACCAGATGTTATGGCATACGGAACGAATTGTTTGAAGAAGGAATAACTGGGTGTCTGTGCGGGATTAACACGAAACAGAGAACTGACACAAAGTAATTCTCCAGTCGGCTTGCGATAGAACGCAGTTATCTCACCATCTGTCTGTACTCCTTCAATCGTGTGATGACTGGGGTGATTCACGGAGATGGCCTGGCAGACATATGTTGCTCCACGGTATTTACATGACCCCAATCCAGAAGGGTTCTCAAGAATTAACGCCTCATTGGAAACGCTAACGCTTGCTTTCGTAACATAATCATCGTCAAATGTTATGTCACATGATAAATTACATGGCTTTGCGATTGATTGTGATAGATTTACTGGGCTCTGGTTCGCAGACGAACAATTTGGTGGCCACGTTGTCTGCGATGAGAATATACTCATTTGTTATCCCTCTAGGTTTTTGTTGTGAAAAGCATCTCGCATGAGATATAAGAAGGAATGAGCGACCAAACGACAGGGATATGGGAAGGTGCCGGAGGAACAATAGGCGCAATCCTTTTGATTGGTATAATTTACGGCATGTATTCCAGGTACGGAAGCACACCATCTGTTGGCGCAGTATCATTCGTTAAATCTATAACAGCTGGGTTTGTGAACTTAATCCCTATTTCTATGTTGATGTTTGGAATTGTAACAGATGTCTTCCAGGGAACTACGCGTTTCGGAATCCCATCGTACGCAACCTTATCAGCGATGCTTCTCTTTGGAGTTATCGGCCAGATCGTAGGAAGTGGAATGGGCCTCAAACTTTCTACTTCAACCAGCGTACCAGACACGATGGTGTGGTGTAGTCTTCCTGGATTGGAGTCAGTCGAATCCCCGTGGTTCCCAATGGCTTTACTGACGATAACAGTAGTACCTTTCTACTACCTTTGGTGGGCATTGAACACCGCAGGTCAGTCTCCAACCATGCCAGCCATCATCTGGGGAGCGACTACTGCAGTATACCTCTTCGTATTTTATGCAGGTGATTGTGGGTCTTCGTTCTTTCCTATCGGTGGGAATGTATTTGTGAATCTTTTAATCACAATAATTCTGGGAATGATAGTATCTGCGTCTGCATTCGGGGCAGCAAAGGCATATAACTTGAACCCATATATGCCGAACCCAACAGCTCCTGCTAGTGCCCCGGCTCCGGGAGTACAGTCCCCCACACCAGGAACATCTCAACCTGTACAAGACGGAGAACTGACATTCGTAGCAGACCTATATAAAAACGGTCAACTTGTGACCGAAAGTATTTCTAAGTAGTAGCATTACGTAGCATCT